AGTCATGCAATATGAGGTTGGAAATGTAGGATTTAGAGTAACCGCTCCACTACCACCAGCAGCTCCACTGCCTGTAGTAGTATTAGCACCAGCAGTTGCACTTACAGGAGAAGTAGGAGACTGCGTTGGAATTGTTATAGATGAGGTTCCTGATATACCACCAATAGTAAGAGCAAGAGTATCACCACCAGTTACAGTATATTCAGCACGGGCGTAACCACCACCTCCACCACCACCGAAACAATTCATTGTACCAGGGGTTGGGTCAAAGCCACCTCCACCACCACCCCATGCATGGACTTCTACTGTAGTAGTATTATCAGGAACTGTCCAATTAACAGTAGCGGCAGTAGGACTGTCGAGAGGACCGTAAAAAATTCTTCTATTTAATCTATTACCTGGTGTAGAAGTTTCTCCACCACCTCCACCACTACTAGTAGGAAAAAATTGACTATAATTTGACATTGTTTAATCTCCTATTTACCAGTAAAGAATAACTAAGCCAGCACCACCAGTAAGAGGCCCTTGTGGAGGTGCACTACCATTACTACCACCTCCACCTCCATATCCCGCTGAAGTTGGTAGGGCCCAAGTGGTTGAACTACACTGAGAACCACCTCCTAATATACCAGCCTGTCCATTAGCACCACCACCTGCTCCTGCTCCTGCGTCACCCCTGTTATCATCTGAGACAGGAGAAGTATACTGATAACCACCAGATCCTGCCATATCTTCTACCCAGAACCACTCATCACCCCTACTTGTATTAGCTTCAGGTCCAGAATATGTGCGAGTCATCGCACCTGGACAGGTACTGAGTGTATATGATGCTTGATTCCAACAATGCCAACAAGTTTTAATATTTTCCATGAAGTTACTACGACCCACTGATCCAAGTACGATAGTTGCATAATCACCAATAGGTCCCACGGCCGGGCTATAATTATTGTAATTGTCGGGGTTGGAGTAACAGCCACTCTTTCTACCTGTCAAGTAATTCCCACCGTGACAATTAGTAACTGGCCCTTCTTGTGTAAAAGGACCTGCTCCGCCAACACAATAGGCGAATCGCTGACAATGCCGATTGAAACCAGGTGCTTGACCGATTCCACCTCCAAAGTTACTACAACCCCATCCACCATCGCCACCAGTACCTAAAGGGGAACCAGCAGCACCACCAGATCCCGTATACGGACCTGGATACGCCGGACTGGGCTTCCATCCACCACAACCACCATCGGCAGTCATACAATAATATTGTGGAAATGTAGGATTTAAAGTAACCGCTCCACTACCGCCAGGACCACCATTATTACCAGGAACGCTGCCAATACTTCCATTAGTTGCACTTACAGGAGAAGTAGGGGCCTGAGTTGGAATTGTTACAGATGAGGATGCAGCTGCACTACCAACAGTGATTGATAAAGTATCAGAATCAGTAACTGTATATGGTGCTCTGGCATAACCACCTCCTCCACCACCAGCCCCTGAATAGCTGGCATAATGACCAGCTCCACCGCCACCCCAAACATGAACATGGACTTCAGTGGTTCCACTTGGGACTGACCAAGTATACGGTGTAGTTCCGGGAGAATCTGGACCGTAAAAAATCTCCCTATTTTTGAGATGACTACCTGCAGAGGTAGTAAATTGTTTTTGAGCAGCCATTTAGTCTATCCTCCAACCAATAGTACCGTCTATATAAGTGAAACTTACTTCTTTGTAAGCAACATCAAGTGTCATATCTTCAGCAAGACTCATAATATTACTTCCATTTCTTGCAACCACAGTATCAGTAAAGTTTCCGATTGCAACAATTGATTGTTGACCTACGGAAGGTGAAGCAGGAAGTGTGATTGTCTGACCAGCAGCAGTAACCTCACAAAATTCTCTATTAGTCACAGTTTTATTAGTAGATGTAATAGATACTCCACTATATATCACCCCATCCAGGTTTCCTACAGTGGTCATCCCACTTACAGAAGCACTGGTTCCAACAATAGTTCCACCAATCAAATTACCAGTTACATTACCAGTTAAATCACCTATTACGTTACCAGTTAATGAACCATCAAATCCACTAGCTGAAGTAACAATACCAGCATTGACCTGAATACCATCTGCCAGGACTTCAATACCCTTTCTCGCCGTAATCATGCCGACAGCATCGATATTTGTAACGTCTTGATAGGTAAGAGTTCCTCCAATGGTTACATTTCCATCAAAGTTTGCATCCCCTTGGAATGTTGATATACCAGTAACGAAAATATTATCAAAAGTATTATCACCACCTGTGACGGCAATACCAGTCAGATTAGAACCATCACCATAATAACTAATTGCTGTTAAAATACCACTTATAGAGGTATTTCCTGAGATAGTAGGACCATTATTTCCTACCCTGTTCTTAATTATGTTTACATTAAGTTGTGACATCTTATTTTATGCTATGGGGTAGGAATCAGTTGTAAGAACTAAGATCTAATATATCAACAATCATTGTCTTACCAAGTCCAAGTGTTATACCAACACCCGACTGAATAACCATTCTCGGTGTTGCAACAATAACATATGATGTTCCTGGACCAGTATTGGTATTATCCAAAACCATGTTACTAGTAACACTGGATTCCTCATCAATATATGTAAATGGTGAGAAAGATCCATCAGTATACTTGATAGGAGAACCAATACCAGTCCACTCTGAACCACCAGGAATATCAATATCAATTCTATTACTGTTAACAGTAGCAGATACCCCATCTCCAGTAACATTTAATATTGTTGTAAAACCAACTACAGAACCATCATCCATGACAGTGATACTGGAAATTCCAGTTGATCCACCACCACCACCACCTATTCCAGTTCCATCCAGCAAGTACATGGTGTTACCCATGCCGGTATGAACAGAACACTGGTAATAAACATTACTTGGTCCATTATATGGAACCTTGAACGTAAGAATACCTACTTGTGTTCCTTGTCCTTCAACTCCATCATCATATAGGAGTGTGGTTCCAACTGAACCAATACCTGCTTCAGGCGTTTTAATATAGAATGGGTGTCCAGAAGCATTCAGATTGAAATGATACTTCTTACCCCTAATCAGATAAAGAATTGGATTATCAGTATTCTGTGTGAAACCAATACCAGTTGCCTGATATTGATAAGCTGATGTACTGTTATTGATTACATTGAACTGTGTGTAAATCTCTGCATCATTTGCAGTGACTACACCAGTAATTGTTGGATTATTTAATGTCTGAATTGTTCCAGAAAAGGAACCAGTAACATTTAAGTCACCTTCAATATCAACTCCGCCACCAAAGTTAGCTGCTGATTGACCAGCACCTGCTTGAACATCTAAAACGTACCTAGTATCAGGTGTTGTAGTGTTAAATCCTGCACTGTTGTTTGTAACATCAACAGTAATGGAAGTTCCACCTGATCCAACTTTTAAACCACTACTCGCAGTAACAATACCCGAATAATTGGCATCTGTTCCAGTAGTTGATCCTGATAAAGTAAGTCCTACACCTACAATATCTCCAACAACTTCAAGTTTGGCTCCTGGCGTAGTCGTACCAATACCAACCTTATCAATACTATTATCGGCATAGATGAGATCTGTAGAAACCTCTACACCATTTTTGACTACAAAGTTCTTGTTAACGGCCATTGATACCTCAGAGGTTTCACTATCCACCTCTCTATTTATTTATTATTTATTAACTTCCCGTTACTGACCAATTTCTAGCAAAGCTATTATATCCAATTGCTTTATTGAACCAAATACTCCATCTATAATTATCAGTCTTTTCAATCTTAGTTGGCCGTAGACCCATACCAGGACCACCACCAGCAGTTGCATCTTGAAGTAACTCAACAGAAAGATTGGTATAATTACTATTCATAGTAAGGATATAATACTTAAGATGATACCCCGTACCTCCCTGTCTATTTGCTGCACCACGGTTTTGTGGTTCACAATTTACGATAGCACCATCAAAACTCAAGAATATATCCGTATTAGTACTATTATTAAATCCATGAGTAACTGTTCCGGTCTTAGTTTGTGGTGGTGGTGGTACAAGACTAAATTTAATTTTTGCAGTCTCACCTATAGGAACTCCACCAAGTTGAGTAGTAAAAATTGTTGCAGTACCATCACTATAACCTGATCCTCCTCCACCTCCATAACCAGTAACTGTTGCACCCCATCCACCAGTTGCACCTCTACCACCTACACCAGTTGTTGTATTTTCAGCTCTACCTTCTGTACTAGTGATTGTATATCCTGGTTTAAATCCTCTGATAATATTATCACTTAAAATAACTTCCGTTCCATCTGCAATTCGGAATTTAATTTGACTGGTAGAATTATCCTCACAAGGTGATATACCCAATCCAGTCCAATAAGAACCCTTGGAACAAGAAATAGTTCTTCCGCCGAAGGGTGGGTTTGCTAACGTATCTCCTGATTGTAGGGTTACATTGGTTAAATTAGATCCAAACTCACCATTTAAGTTTAAACTACCTATAGAGATTAATTGACCACCATCAGCAACATTATTATGACCATTAGCACCAGCAACATTAACACCACCACCATCACCGCCGTAGTATCCTGAACCACCAGAACCACCTTGTCCTGCAACCAATAATAAATTTGATCCTCTATAAAGAAATACTGCAGAGTTGTTGGTAGTTCCTAAGACCGTATGTTCAATATTTTGTGTATGATCAAGTGTAACTAAGGATCTTCCACCTTCTCCAGGAGTTTGTGGGGAATTAGGATCATCTGCCTTACCAGGTGCTCCATCCATATGGAGAGTAAGTTGAAGATCCTTTTCTCTTGCGTAATAAGTTACGATATTGTAAGTACTATCAAAAATGGAGTTATCAAGAGTAAAATCACCGTCATCAAGGTTGGCATCAACATACTTATATCCACCTGTTGGTGTAAATCCTTCAAATCTAATAATACTTCTTGGTGGACCAATATTCCAGGTTACTTCATCAGAAGAATTAATTGATCTATTAGTAACAGTTTTACCCTCATTTTCTGAAGTAACGTCAATATATGCATATGCTCTTACCTTTTTTTCACCTATCTCAGATCCTGAAACAGTAAAAATTCTAGAATTTGAATTATTTTGTATTACATCATCAATTGTCCAATAGTATTGGATGGTATATCTAGTGTCTGTAATAGATGCTTCTACAATAAATGATGTCTCAACACCTATTGCAGTTCTTATACTTTCTGGTTGAGAGGTAATTGTAACAACTGGAAGTACTGTAAGAAGTACTTCAACTGACCGAATACTACTCATCTGTTGCATTCCCCGAAGTCGGATCGTTCAGATAACCATCAAGTTCAGCACTTGGTATATAACCTGGTTCAAAAAGAAATTTCTTTTGATTATCACCTGCTGATGCATCATTAATAGTTAATTGAGAAGTTGCTGTACCAACATACTTTGTTCCTTCTGGTAATAATGTAAGTTCTGGTGGTGTAGAATCGTCCGAAAGATACCATCTATAAGTTACCTCACCATCCAAAATAGCCGTTGGATTCTGTTCAAATGTTGCTGTGGCAAAACCACTAAAAATAACAGTCGAAGCAATACCAACAGTCATACTTGAAGGTTCACCAACGATTTGTAGAATCGGACCATTCAAGTATAAGTTAGTATTTGGTGTTCTGAAATGTCTAAGAGAGACAGGTATCATTGTTCACAATTCTCCTTCAAGGTATTTAGGTGAAATTTTGACCAACAGCTCCACCATACAGTGTAGAACCACCATCGAAACTCATGAAGGAGTAGATATCAGTAGCCCCACCCGTCTGAGTGACTATAGGTGTAACACCAGCAGGCCAGAAGACATCGACTGTACTACCACCACTATTGACAAACGTATCAATACCAACACCTCTTGGAGTAGTTCCCTGAACAATCTTCAGGGTGAAAGCAAAGGTTCCGCCTGATGGAGGATTGATAATTCTGAAGTCATTGACACTCTCAGTTGTTGTATGTGTGAAGGATTGACCTCTCGCAATATCAATCTCAATACGGTTTGATGTGGACACCAGAGTTTGAGAAGTTTCATAGTAAGACTTCAGTCTTGCTCTACCCTCAACATCCAAGTCATCTCTTGGAGTTGCTGTTCCGATGCCAACACCAGAAGTAGTAGCGGAGAATATAGTGTTAGCTGCACCAACTCTCAGTTGACTGGTTGCCGTGATGACACCAGCCTGGACCGTTCCACTTTTAATATCAACTTCACTTGCTATTAATGTTCCAGATGTATTGACATCTGCGAAATCGGCAGTTCCAATAAATCTAGATTGATTATTGATAAGAAGATCAGTCTTACCTGTTCCAGGAGAACCAATATGAACAGTGTAGTCTGCAGTAAAGGCAGTAGTACCAAAACCAACATTCCTTCCATCAATTGGATGAATACCAGTTCCTAAACCAGCAGTAACACCTTGGAATAGACTATCATTTTGAAGATTGGTAAGACCAGAACCATCTCCAGTAAATGCCGTTGCTACAACAACACCATTGACCTTCAGTTTTTCTGTTGGGGTAGCCATGCTACCACCAATACCAACACCATTTTCATCAACACAGAGTTCTGAAGTACCAGAACCAACCTTCAGAGTACAATTTCCTGCAGTTGTTGTTCCAATACCAACCTTTTCAAAGATAAACTGATTACCATCAGAGGTAACACCACCAAAAGCATACCAACCATTTTCTACAGTATAAGTCCAACCAATGGTTCCACCCTTTGTTGGATTTGCATTATAAACAACATCACCAGGATTTCCTGCGTCTGTAGGAATTGCAATTCCTACAGTGTAGTTTCTAGAAACAATAGCATCACCTTGAAGGAAGATTGAATTAGCTTCAATACCATTATTAGATGTAGAAGTTAGTTTCTCATTGAATACGACTGGTCCATCAAACTCCGAAAGAATATTATTTGAAGGACCACCATTAACTTTCAGTGCTCTAGAAGCGATGACTTCCTGGGTCTCAAGAACATCAATACCGAAGGATGAATTTTCACCATTAACAAAGTCTTCACCAGTTACAGTTTGAATAGGAGTATCATAAACAATTTCTTTACCTGTGTTAGAAGAAATTCTCTTATTACCGATGAAGAAGTCACCAGCATCATTCATACCAGTATAAACAACAACACCACCACCAGAAGATTGTGCCTGGGAATTTAGTTGTTCATCAACAGAAAGTTGTTTTTTCTGTTTGACTGGAAGTGAAGTAGAGTAATTACCAGGACCATGACCAAGATATTCAAAAGTATGACCGGAAGCACGGATGATTGAATTTCTTCTAAATTCAACAGGTGCAACATTGACCTTCTTGATCACACTTTCATCTAAGTGAGTTGTAGGTCTTGTGCCCATCAAACCCCTGAAAACCCTAACAGGGTTAGTTCCTACAGTCGTCTTAATTCTTACAATTTCATCATCAACTCTCAGATAATCACCAATTTGGAAATTGAAATCTGTGACATTTCTAATATTAATCTCATCAGTCGTTGTATTAGAAATTTCTGAAGAAATGACTGTTGTAATACCAGCATAAGAATTAACATCTCTTCCACCAAATAGTTCATCAGAACCAATTGTAAGATTTCCACCCTGTGAGCTGGTACTTGTTTTGTATGCACGAATTGTTCCACCAGTTCCTGGGTTAACAGTGTTAACACCAACATTGATTGTGAAAGTATTAATGCCTACATTATCACTAACAAGGAATTCTTTATTGAAGAACTCCGAATCCACACCACCAATTCTTACAGTATTATTAATTCTCAGACCATGACCTTGGGCTGTGGTGACTGTTGCCAACCCACTAGTATTATTATATACAAATGTACTAACACCAAGAGTTGGACCTGTAAGACCAAATGATGAATCTATAGTTGTAACAGAACCAATTCCTGTGGTATTAATACCAGAAGTAATTGTATCAACTGGGATTGCTCTAATAGAATTGTTACTAATAATTTCAGAAATTCTATAGAGTTGATTATACTGAACATAATCGTCAGAAACTACACCAGAAATTTGAATAGTATCGTTAATATTGTTGTATATCTTATCAACAGTGACAGATGCTTGTGAATAACCAGTGGTCTGAGAAGTTCCAACAATATTCAATGTTTCAGTCGGAACATACCCACTACCACTGTTCATAATATGAACATCAGTAACACTACCAGAAGAATCAACAGTGATTCTTGCCAGAGCACCAGTTCCAGATGTTGAACCAGAAAGGACTGCATTGTAAAGGTTTTCTATTCCACCAGTACCATTACCATATCCAGCACCTGCCCCACTTATACTTACGTTGGTGAGTCGATTTAATCCATGATCACGGTCAGTGAAGATTATAATGTTTGATCCATCTTCTGAAGTTTGGATATCAGTTATACCTATACCAGAATTAACTTCATTAGTAATTAAATCAAGAGTTTCTTTACTGATACTATTTTTTGGATCACTAATAACAGTCCTACCAATACGATCTGGTTTTGCATAGGTTACAGATGGTTCTGGATCAGATTCTGGATTATCTCTATCAAGTTGTGGATAAAGGTTGACAACAGGTTGTCTGAAACTATAGTCACTTGAATTATCAAATGGTGCAACCTGAGGAGTGTTTGAGGTATTAAGAATAGTCAGATAATAAACACCATCCTGTTGTGAAGGAACATATTCTTCAACCTGTTCAACATCATAAACAAAATAATCATTATTGAAGTTCTTACGTTTGAAAGTAGGAAGACTTAGGCTTCTGTTGGAAGTATTATTGGTAAATGTTCCAGGATCAGTAGGAATACCTTCAACAGAGAATGATCTTGCACTTTGAATACCAATAACTTTAAACTTACCATTATAACCAGATTGTGCGGTTCCTACAGTAAAGTTTGTACTGGTTACATTGTTAATTTGAACTGTAGATCCAATTGAAAGTTGATGATTTCTTTCTGTCAGATAGAATGCGATTCCACTATCATATTTTACATCAGAGATATAAGAAGGATTTCTCAATTGACCACTGTTACTCATAGTAACAGATCCTGGGTTATATTGTAGTTCTACTTCTGTGTCTGTCTGACCAATAACATTATTAGATTCCTGAAGAATAAAACTATCTTTAGGAACTCTAGCAGTTCCAATTCCTGATGAACCAGGAATTACATATCTGTACTTATAAATTCTATCACCAGATGATCTGTTGTCAGGAATTCTTGTGATATACGTTCTGGAAGTAGTGTCTCCAAGAGTAGTGGCTCCCAAACTTACCAATTTGGAATATATTGTATTTTCAGTTGCAGCAGATCCAACGGTCACATACCATTGATTGACACTAGAGTCAAATTGAATTGGATGACCAGGATCACCAGAGATCTTATCACTAACTCTACTTTGAACGCTCAGATTACCACCAAGATTGTTAATAGTACGTTCTGTTCCAAACTCTGCATCTTTTTGAGTCTGTGCAATCTTAATTTGATTGGCATTTAGACCATCTGTTATTGCATAATAAAGGTAACTATTTTCAAGACCATCAGGAAGTCTTGAATTATCACTCAAAATTCTGATGGTTTCACCATTCAAGAATTTATGGTCCTCAGTGAAGGTGATTACATTACTACTAATACTATTACCTGTTCCTACGGCTCTACCAACTGATGAAACTTTAACACTGGTCACATTACTTGAACCAGTGTTATTATCTGGCATCACAATTGTTGAATCATATGACTTAGATTCACTACCATCAGGAATAATAACGTAAAGTTTATCATCACTCTTTGCACCAACCCTATAACCCTGAATCTTAGAATTTGGTTTGATATCTGGATTATTTTTATTGTATAGATAAAGCCTACTTGTTGACCCTATACCAATAGTTCTAACAACATCAATAGAATCATATTCAAGATTAATACTTGTAGTATCAATTCTTTTTGGTGGAATAATGTTACTGATATACCCAATGTCATCAACACCAAATGCATCTTCTTTATAACCACCAGATTTCAGAGAAAGCTGACCAAAGTTGGAATTAGAGTTGGTAACTGAGAAATCACCACCAGATTCTGTTGTAAAGTGTTCCGAGAAACCAATTGCAAAGATAGACACCAACTGAATAATTGCGTTGTTAGATGCCTTAATATGGTAATTAGAATATTCTGGTTTATATTTTGCTTCAGAACTTGAGTGAATATTATCTACTGACGATGAATCATCATATGTACCATTAGACTCATTATATTTTACGAATGCATTATCATCAACCTGGAGACTGACACCCGTAAACTGGGCAACAACCATTGACTTGAATCCAGATGCCCTAGACCCATCGGCATGCATACCACACATACCATAAACTGATCTCAATGAACAGTTAAAGATATATGGAGAAGCACCAGATACTGTATCACTAGATAGTTCAATTGATACACCTGTTACTGATGGTAGTGCATTTGAAGGAACTGTCGATGTTTCATATGTGAAAGATGTTGTTTTACCTTCTCCATCTGTAGTAAGAATTTGAGTTGCAACAAATGTACCGTTATATGATTGATCAGTGACACCATTGGTTTGGAAGTAAGTGTCAACATTCAATCCCTTAATACCTTCACTCAGAGTGACAGTAACTATTGTAGATGCGGTTGAACCATCGCCTGCTCTAATACTACTTACACCTACAGTTCCACTAGTTGGACCAACAATACGATACTCATCAACCTTTGTTTGAATGTCTACACCAGCACTTGGATAGTCAGGATTGATTGCACGACCAGAAGATGGACCATATGCAATACCAATCTTTTCATAATACATGGTAAGGTCAGTTCTATTAGTAGAATAATTACTAATAAACTCATCATCAATTTCTACATTATTAACACCATCAGCATACTCAAAAGTAGTCAGTTTATGATGTGAAAAATTAGGAACAGACGTATTATCAGTATAATCTTTATATGCATTACCATTTGGATCAGCATCAAAGACAGTGAATTGGTTTAGATAACAACCACCAGTTATTCTAAAAACAGCAGATCTCTCAATATCATCATTCTCTGGATTTGGAACATACAGAGGACGGATTTTACACTTACGAAGATCCTGACCAACAATAGAAGTACCTCTAGGAACGATGACACCACCGTAGATACTATTCAATTTGTAAAGTTGGTTATTAGGACTATTTACATCAAAATTGGTGTATATATCAAACGGTTCAAATTCTGTACTTGTTTGACCATTTCGTAATTTATAATTATTTGACCCATCTGGTATCCATCCAGGTCTATTATCTACAAAGTGCTCACCAGGAGCCAACATAATAGTTGTCTTTTCAAATCTATCATTATCCAAACCTTTCTGGTAGGAGAATCTTGAAGATTCTACTAGAGCTCTTTGAATAGTTTTGAAAGGTCTGGCAAGAGAATTACCCTGGTTAGTAATACTATCAGTAGCATCTAAACTATTAGGGTCTACATAAAGGATATTTCCACGGACATTCTTGAGAAAGTTATCGAGACGCGATAATGGCATTTTACTTCAACCTGTGCACAAGTCTTCTTATACCTTATTTATTTCTTTTTTTATACAGTATTTTTATTAAGTAAATATTCCACTGTAGTTGCAACATCATTCATCGCTTCTCTCAAATCTGATCTCTGTCCTGATTCTTGCCAAACAATTTTGTTAGTGTTATTCTCAGTTAAAGTCCATCTCCATTGTTCCATGTCATAACAATACCAGAGATTAATTTTCATATTATTCTACCGGCAAAAGTTCGGGGTTTTCTAATTCTAACTCAAATAATAAAGGATGACATTCTTCAGCGATCAAATAGTATGATGCTTGATGTACATTATCTATAGTATATCCCGGTTGATTGTTTGCTTCATCAACAACTTCATAATCAAAATAATATTCTTCCTCACATTCATCAAAAGTAAATGGAATACCTTGTATAAAGTACATTAATACCAAAGTTGCCTTATCATTAAGCCAAACAAATTTAGAATCAATCTTATATTTCATTTACAACTCTCATACTTGAAAGTATATATAGACTCCTATCAAAAGAAGAACAACTTCAAATTTCAAGGGTCAATTGAACATCTTCTTCCCTATAGGTGGTAGGATTTAGATTGACATATTCAGAAAAACATATTTTCATCTCCTTGTAGGTTAGATCCGCATTGTTTGCCGCCTTGGGAAGATTCCATTTCGCAGAGAATAACATTTCCATAGACTGACGTGTTTTTGGTCTCATACTCATAACATGTGAGGATTTCTTGATAAAAATTAGAAGAATATTTATTCATACGGTTGTATATACTTAATAATTTTTTCTGGCAATACTGCTCTAATTACTTCTATAACATTCATGAACTCCTCTGAAGTTTCACAATTGACAGTATTACTATCACCCTCATTAGAATACAAAATGAAGGTACGTCTCATTAGATCAACAACGCAACTAACAATATACTCATCATCTTCACTCTCAACGAGGAAATCTTCTCTATCGTATTCCATAGATTTTGGTATGAACTCTCATACTATAGGTCTTGGGGAGTGTCCTGTCAAGAACCCTGTGACACTTACGAAAGTGTCAGGTTCGTCGATCCAATACCAGCTACTGTGAATGTCAGTGTAGTTCCAGTATGGGTGATCTCAACTGGTGTTACACCTGCTGCACTTATAAATCCATTAGCAGTAACAATACCAACATTTATATCAGGTGCTCCAATAATTCCTTGTGCATGAGATGAAATACCTGCATTGTTTGCGTAATTGGCAATACCGACAGAAATACCTATACCACTAAGTGTACTTCCATCACCAAAGGTACTATAAATCTCGTTAAAATTATCATTTGTCTTATCAAAAGATGATCTCAGAGGATCCCCTGCCCCATCATTAGGAGTTGAACCCAAATTAATTGTTTGTTTTGTCATGATTAGTGATCTCCGTAAGGTTATTTATTACCGACTATCTGCAGTAATGAGTGTATTGTCTGCGGTAATTGTAGTATTATCTGCTGTATCACTATTGGTTGGAAGTTGAGGATCTATCGATTCAACTGTTGGTACTGCAACTTCAAGATCTCTTGGAAAATTATTTAAACCTGTAGATTCTTCAAGGTTTCTAGTCTTTACTCTTTCTGCAGACCATAATTTAAGTTGTGAAGCATGTTTTGTTATTTTTGTCGTATTGGCAGAAACAAAATATGGATTTATACTTGTTCTTAACGTATCAATATCATTCTGTATTGAAGTTTGAGATGCGGCAATACCACTACATACCTGTGCAGCATCTACAATCAACTTACCTGTACCCTTTACAATAAATGAAATTCCTGTTGATTCCAATTGACCGGTAAGAACATCCCACTCAACAGAACTTGTACTGAATCCAGTAGTCCAAGTACCGGTTTGAACACCATTAAAAAATGAAGAAATTCCACTGTAAAGACTATCTGGAGAAAAAACTAATCCAGAAGACACTTTACCTGGAATACTAATAGTAGTATTAGCAACCCCAGTAGGATCTACTGGATAATATACACCTAAAATATCACCTTCTGTATCGTCAAATCCTTCAACGTTCCAACTACCCTCATTATCAGTCACATAATATGTAACTCCAACATCTGTCTCCTCATACATAGAGTTTATAAAATAAATATTTTCTTTTCCTTGACCTGCATTGCCCCCACTCAAAATGGGAAACTTCATATTATCAAGAGCATTGTCATTTGGAGCGGTTCTCTGTTCTAAATTAGGATATCTCTCTATTCTTACATAATCTCCTCTTATAACAGAGTATGCAACTGCAGGTGTTGTAGTTCCTCCACCAATACCTCCACCTTCAACCGCTTTAACCTCTCCATTACCAGAGTTTACATTATTATTAACATCATCTTTATCTGAATAAAGTCCACAGATAGGTGGAAATACACCAGCTTTAAAAGGACCTGCTGCTATATTTCCAAGTCCAATAAGTTGATTTTTCTTATTATTAATAATATCAATAGTTCCTTCAACATTACTAAGAACTTCTGCATCAAGTTCTTTTGATACTACCTGATACCTATCTACTACAGTAGATGCAATTCCAACAGGGTGGTTATATACATCATTCTCTGTAAGTCTATCATCTTTTTGTGTGGTAAGACCAACAGTAACGAATTTTCCAGTTGTGGATAATGTAGACATCTTATAAAACTACTATTTTGTTATTTAGATCTGTTTCCATTGATTTGGATGTGTAGAACCTTGATGATGATTGTAGTGTTCTTCTTTGAGAGTGATTCTTACGTCACCAGCAATTACAATTCTCTCCTCATTCCTTACTTTATCTTTCTTGGTAAAGTGAGATACATTACTTGGAAAAACAACTACTGTTCCTTCATGTGGAGTGATAGTATAATAATTACAATTATACCTATTAAATGAGAATAATATATTGTTGGTATGTGAAGTTTCAAAAAGACCTCCAACACTTTCATTCCTATTACTAGACTGTTGAAGACAGAACTTATCAGAGGTTGAATCGGTCTTCAGATAATAAACAAAGCTAAGGTTAGACTCATTATGAAAGTGGGACGGGATAGATGGAGTGTCATTATCTTTATGATAACCAACCCAGGACTTTATCACATGATAATTGAGTTTTGAATAATCAACATTGAGATGATAAAAATAATTATCAATTGATCTCTTCAGATCATCAAAGAATATATTGTATCGGTCATCCCGATGAAGAAAGATCTTTCCAGAATACTCTGGACTCTCATTCTTATATCCATTGAACCAATACTCTCTTATAGAGTCAATATTATCCTTTTTGAATTCTTTATGACAATCGATACTATCTTGATAAATTACCAGAGGGAATATCTCATGTACTTTGTTCATTAATCAGAGTTAACGATATATTCACTATTATCTCCTGGATAATCTGCTTCTGTCAACCCCTGATACTCAGGAATGTTAGGACTTACATCCTTTCTCTCACCATAAACAACGTAACTACAGTTAATGGAACCACCAGCATTGTTCTTGACAATAACCTTAGTTCCCCACTGAATATCTTCTACAAAGAGTTCTTGGAAGGATCCTCTAGGTGTGAGGACAACATCAATACTGTCAGGGTCAACCAAGTCTTTCCAATAATCTGGAAGATCAATTACATTACTACCATTCAATTTACCCCTAACATATACATCTGCCTTTGGTGTCTCAACACAAACATATCTCAGTCTATGTTCTTCTTTGGTTGGGTGTGGAATATCAAATGACTTTTTGGATTGTGCAATTGCTCTTGTTGTAGTCATGTATGTTTTAACATTACCAATACCAGAAAGAAGTGCTACGGACTTCATGTTGATAACACCATTCATGAGGGTAACCCCATTACATATAACATTATCATTACAAACAATACTACCATTCGCAATAATGTTTCCGTTTACAACAGTATTCAGAACTTCTAAAAATAAACCTGGAAGTGGTTGATATGCTTGTTTTTCAAGAACAACAATTTGTGGTGCAGGACCATATAAATGAAAGTGTGTATAATCAGTCGGATCTCTAAAGAAAAGAACTCCTACATCAAAGTTTGGAAATGATGTATCAACAGGAATGTCAGTATGCCAAACACCTTCTACTTCAGAAAGGTCATAACTGTATGCTAATTCATCTTTCTGAAGAGGTCCAGTAAATGTTGCATAATTTCTTAACTGAAATGGTCCAGGCATCACTCAACCTCCGTCACTAATTTAGGAATGTCCTTTCTTTCTGCAAATATATGATAATAACAATTGATAGGTAGTCCTGGTTTTGTTCCTACTACAATCTGATTATCTTGAATTCTCTTTACAATTAACTCCTGGTGAGTTCCAACTGGAGTTAATGAAACAGTAATAGATCTTTCATCTACAAGGTTTCTCCAAACCTCTGGTAAAATAATAGTATCTTTATTCCTCAACTGACCTCTTACATACACAGAATGTTCTGGTCCTTCCAGACAAGCATAAACAAGCTGTTTATTAGGATCGTCTGGATGAGGTATCATAAAGTTCTTTGATCTTGCAAGAAGAACTTCAGTGTAGATAATCTTTGATTTAATTGTCCTAACAGTCAAAAGAGTATCAACCTTTAAGAAACTCTTGATCCTTGCAAAAGTTTTCACCATCAGAGCATAGAATGGGATGGGTTTCATCTCAATATTCTTATTCTGACCAATCATCACATTGGCAGTACCATTAGTGGGTCCTACAGGTAATCCATCTGCAACAGCAGTGATTGGATCAAATTGACCATTGGGATCACCATTAATAGTAGGACCCTCAACATACCCCGAACCACGAACCTCCAAAGGTCCACGCCCAAGAAGTTCAGGGTTTCCTAAACCAAGAAAAAATCTTTTTCCTACAAATAAATCAGGTACTTTCATTATGCTCTGTTTTTAATTTCGTTAGTTGATGGTACTCCTTTTGATCCATTAACTTCTGTGGGACCATCAGCACAGTCAATCATTCCACCATATATATTTAACACAGATTTACCAATAACTTCGACAGACTTCTCAGAGAAGATTTTTGTAGAAACCTTTGAGTTGATATCAATACTTTGTGCTTTACCAATGATCTTTTCATTGGCTTGCATTTCAATAGTACCATTATCATTACCATCAGCCGTAGCATAAATTCTTATGTTTCTGGCTCTGATTTCGACATTACCTTTAGGTGCATTAAGTTTAATGTCTCCACTTACAGCATCGATGAATACACCAGGTTCATCTTTTTCAGTACACTGATCACCAGCTTTTACCTGAAATGCACCAGGTGATCTACATATTGTACCATTTTTTCTATGTGGTCCACCTTTTTGTTCTAAAGTGATGTAATGGTCATCATTCCTACCACTTCTTAGAAGGACAGCAGACTGATTATTATCTGGCCAGATGTGTCCAAATTTTAGTTCTCCATGTTTATTACCATATCTAATAACATGATAATCTTTAATTTGTGCCATTAAAACTTACCTACACAATCTATAACAGAAATGATCTTATCTTGATAATCAGGATCTCTTTCTAAATCATTCTCACCTATCCTATCTATACAGAATTTTGGAATTAATATACTATTGAATCCCGATTGAGACTTAACTGTGATCTTAGGCATTTCAGTAAATCCTTCACCACCATTAGTAACTTTAACTCCTACAATCTTTCCAAAGTCACCAAGTTTAAATTCTACAGTTGCTCCCATTGATGGTTCAATAACAACTTCATCACTTTCTTTATAATTAATACCCGGACTTTCAATAATCACATCACAAAGGTAAAGAATAACTGGATAAGAACCAATTTCTAATGTTGGATATTCAGGAAGAGGTTTGACAATAGTAAGAGGGGGAGTTGTGAGTACACCTTCATTTACAATAACTGTTGGTATTCCACCAATAATTTTTTGACCATTATCAGTTTCCGTTTCAGTTCCTGGTGGAGTAGTAACTTCATCTCCAGGACTTACACCAATAGGATTCTCTGGTGGAATAGGAACTCTAATAGTCCCATCATCATTTGTGACATTAGTATCTTCTGGATTTGCCCAAACTCTACCATCACCACCAGTAGAACCGTTGGGAGATGGTAGATAATCTTTACCTGTTGCAGTTATCACAACACCTGTGATACCAATACTAGGATTACCATTGGGATCTGTAACTGGACCAAATTCAGGATAAACTATACCACCTTGTCCTACACCACAATCATCCGTAACTTTTGTATATGTACTTCCTACGACGTATCCATAACCCGAATTAACAATATCAGCTGCAAGAATTTCTCCAGTGTTACCTACAACTAAATTAACTGCTGCACCTACACCCGACCCAAAGATATCAAGAGTTGGTGGACCACAAACTCTCGGTCCAGTATTACAAGAAGAAGGATCAAACTGAGAATTAAAGTCTAAGTTGAAATCAAAATTATCAATATCTATAGCATTTGTAATTGCACCAGCAGTATTAGTGATATTATCAATCAAACTATCAAAATTACCAGTTAATCCACCATTTGCACCATCCCATATACTCCACTCATCAATACTAGAACACTCTGGTTTTTCTTCACAATTCAAGAATGAGAGAACATCTAAAATAATTTTAAGACCATCACTTGCAAGTCCAAGGGCACTGTCAGCAATACCACCGACACCATTAATAATAGATTGAATTGAACCAAATGCTTGACCAACAGCCCCATCAATAAGACCAGCAAGTTGACCAAGTAATCCACCTAAAAAATTATTAACAAGACACTCTGCCGTATTAACAACTCTATCAACCATTCCCTTAAGGAAACCAAGAGCTATATCAAAGAGTTTGTCTATGATCTTTTTAAAAAGACATGCAATAATATCACTAGCAGTTTCCATTCCCTCCTTCATTAGGGGTTGTTCATTGGGCATCAATAAATTATAAGTCTTCTTCGCTGCATTATTAACTTGTGCAATGACAAACTTTTCAATCTCAGTAAACAACCACTTGATAGCACCTGCAACTATCTTGGCACCCTCTATAATTTTAGCATCAATCCATTCTTGTGACTTTGCAATATCTTTATTGAGATTTAATCTAAAATCATATACAGATTTTTTTGCTTTTTCAACCTCTTGAATCGTATTCTTCAACTGTAACTGCATTGCACTCAAAGGAGACTTACAGTCAGGTGAAGGTGGAAGAGCTACTTTCCCTTTACCATCTCTTGCTGCTTGACCAGAACCCCAGTCAAACATGGTGTTGTCACCATTTACAGACTCAGTCCATAAGGTAGCTGTATTAAATGCAAGGTACTCATAATTCTCTGCAAATATGTTTCCATCAAGTACTTCTCTTAGTGCTAAAGGTGGAATAAACTCTCTATCATTTTGTGTGAATCCAGTTGTGGGAAAGAATGTGGGAGAATTTGCACTAACTTGGTTGAAATCATTGTAACCAAGTGTTCCCATAATAATAGGTTGTTGTCCATCCTCACCATCAAGATAGAAACCAAATACATATGTTCCCTGTGTCAAGTTGGCAGACTGATAAGATGCACCAGGACCACCACCTGCAGTCACAGGATACATTACAATTGCCCATGGTAAATCTTTATCTGGGATATCAGGATCTTCTGTTGATGCATCACTATTCCATGAGTCTAAATTAGAACCCATGATACGAACTTTATATCTCTCACCAAATCCCTTAGATTCTGTGTTTTCTTTTGCAGGAAAACCAGAAATATTTTCTTTCCAAACTTCTTCATTAGGAATCTGACCGATCCACCAATAGAATCCATCTCTTCCTACAAAATTCTTGTTGTATAAAAGTTGATCTAACATTTAATCAATGTCCCCTAAACTGTCTCTAATAATGTCAAGACTTGATAGTGTTTGTTCTGAATCAATTTTGTGGCACACATTTGCAACGACAAAGTTTCCAGAAAGTGTTTCACTACCACCAGAAACATCAGTATTTAAATTAACAAACGTACAATGTACCACATCACCAGCCCTGATACTAAAATCTGCAGGAATAATAATATTTATTTTGGTTCTAAACAATTCATTATATCTCATCACCGATTGAACCATTGATTCTGGAGATCTAGTCGTAAATGACGGATTTTCTCTATCATCTACCAATACATTACCATTAGGTAGAGTTCCAACATCAAGAACACTAAACATCAACCTGGATGGGGTTTCTGTAATTTCTTTCTGTGCTTGGTTAGTCCTTTCATTCAACAGTTTTACTTTCCCTTTCTTATCTTCATCGAAACTAAAGTTTGTAGGAGGTGGAGAGTACATTCTATAAACATCAAAGAATATAGTCTTGTTATTATAAACACCTAAAGACAAATCCTTTCCAATATCAGCTTGTTGTTGAGTAGAATAATCTAAAATATTCACTCTCTTACCACCAATACCACCAACTGGTTCTTTACCAGTATTATTATAGATAAAATCTCTACCTGGTTTTACGGCCTGAGCAGAAAGTGTATCAATTGATTTAAAGTAATACCTATCTCGGGTCTGGAAGAAAAAGAATCCTGCACTGACACCTTGTAGTGTTCCTTTCTTTGGATCATCAGATGCAGTACTTGATGATGAACACTTAGAGGCTAACCAAGTACAGGTATAAAGTGGTTTCTTTGTATTACCGATAAAATTATAATCATAACTACTTTGTTCAATATCACTATCAGTAACCTTCAAAATATTTTTAAGAATATCCTCAACATGACTACCTGGGTTACCATCATATCTCTTGGTAACTCTGGTCGTTTCATTAGTCCAATATTCTTTAGATACTAAATCCAGAATAAAAGTCTTCTTTGTAGTTGAAGTACTAACATCTCGGATAGTTTTAATATACATTGTATCTGAATCACCAATCTGAGAGGTGATAGTTCCCTCAGATTCACTAGACATATTATTACTATCAACTATTTCAAACTCAACCTTTTCACCACCAACTAATTCAAGACTGTCAACAATACCAGTGGTTTTAATTCTACTATTTCCTTCCTTCTCAAATCCTGTATCAATAAATGTAACAGTAGCAGTTACAGTATTTGAGAGGATACTTTCATAATAAAAAAAGTCTCCAATAGATCCACTAATGTCAACGGATTCACCATTAGAACCACTAATCTTAAATACCTTTATATCTCCAGGTCTGATAGACTCTTTATATGGTGGGTTCGACATTACGCCTCTTTATAATGTGTTGCAAGTATGTATCTATTTACATTTTCACCTCGACCTGTACCTATTATTACCCCTTCACCACCAGGTCCACCACCAGAAGGCATAGGAACTGGTGTAGGAACTTGAACCATTGCAACCTGTGTTCCAGATTTTTCATATGATGTTTGAGAACTTACATTTTGATCTTGATTAGATTTTGGTTGATTTGGTGACACTTTTAAAGGATGTTTTCTGACCCATTCACCCGGATCCACCTCAGCACCCTGAGGTCCAATCTCCCAATGTAAATGAGGTCCTTCAGATATACCAGTTCCACCATCAGTATTACCAATTTTTCCTAATACAGTCCCTTTTTTAAACTTAGTTCCAGGACTGAGTGTGGATGGTTCCATCATATGAGCAAACATATGAGTCTGACCATATACATCATCTTTCCATTCTACAAGGTTTCCATATCCTTTTACATTTGGCATGTTTCTTAGAATAACCCCTGGAAAGTATGCACGAATTGGTGTACCTTCTTCTGCAGGTATATCATATCCTTTATGATCTCTACCACTATTTTCCCTATACCCCATACCAGATATAATTGACAAATTTTGTTCATCAATATCACTTTGGGCAAATGGACTATACTCTGTACTTAATGAAGCACGTTTTTGTCCAGCATATGCAACAGAACCACTATCTCCTTTTAAACTACCTAGTTTAAGACCAGGTAATACCTTTGTTTGAGGTTTAACAATGGGTTCTTGAACTTCTGTACTAGTTTCTCGTCTTTCATCATCATCCGTGTAAAGAGGATCACCAGCCTGTCCAAAATTTTTACCATAAGACTTTGTCCGACCAGTTTCTAATCTATAAATTTGTTCCTCAATTTCAGAACCCATTCCACGAACATATCTATCAAACCAGTTTAGATTCTTAAGTTGTTCTTTTAATACTGTAATCTTTTCTTCCCTTGTTCCTGGTAGCTGATCAATCTTTCTTTCTTGCTTGTTTACAGTATCAGGAAAATATTTGGGAACAAGATATCCACCAGCAAAGGCAAGTGCTGCAGGTAAGGTAGCAATACAAATTGAAATCAAAGTTCCTATTAAGGGAGACAATAATGAAAGAATACTCCCCGCTATACCTATAACAGGTAAGAATGAAGCAACAAAAGTTACACCCAATGTTGCCAGAATTCCAAGGATAATTTTATCCATATGGTCTGTCAAAAATTGAATCAATCCATCTTTCTTCTCAGGATCTGTAAGATAATTGAGTATGGACATGATACCTGTTGCTAAAACAAGTCTTCCCCCCATACCAACAATATCCTTCAAGAAGTCTGGTGACTTAAATTTCATTGGTTTTGAAACTTTTGCAACCGTTTTCTTCTCTTCAGTTTTTTCTTCCCTCTTGTTTCTCTTTAATTTACTTTTTACCTTATCCTTTTGAATATTCTTTTCCTTTTCATCATCAACATCTTTCTTGGTGACTTTCTTTAAATCTTTAGTATTATCTACCAAAGACGTAAGAAGATCATCCATTTTTTTCATATCAAACTGTTCCTCAATCTTTGAAGGAGGTAAGAACTTAGAAGTTTCAAACTTCTTTCTATAAGTCTTGGGTCTTCTACTTCTAAATTGAGATACCTTTACTTTATTCTTATCAGTTGAACCAGGAAGTAACTTCTCTGATGATATTTTCTTATTCTCTTTCTTTGCATCATCACCCGTCTTTACTAATGCACTTGTTATTTTTTTTGAAGGTATTGGAAGTGCCATAGTTTATCCCGCTACTACCCCATAAACTGATTTAGCACCAAGTATACTTGTATTTGTTGGATCAGATGCAGAGAATGCAACTATTCTACTTTGACTGGCACCAGCTGTACTAGTATTAACACTTGGAGTTTTACCACCACCAAGTCCACCAATGACGGATACTGATGTAGCTGATAGTGGTGGTTTAATATCTTGTCGAACATTAGCACCACTAAACCAATTATCAGGAATTATTTTAAGAGGATCCCACCACTGATTTGTATCCATCTCGTTGGTATTATCTGATGGTTGAAGAGGTAATACAGAAGATGGTTGTTTAAATTCAGACATTTTAGACCTTTGTTGTTGATACATTTGTCTAATCTGTTCCGCACTCTTCCCACCTTGACCATAGTAACTGGTGTTAGTTCCAACCCTACCCTGCTTATCAGGACCAATAAGATTGGGGAAAGAAGCAAAAACAGGTGCCAACTTATCAATAGTCTCATCCGACATTGTAGGAGAGTTGATTTCTTCCATTGTCACTCCTGCCTGTTTCATCACATAACCATGTAGGAACAATTTATCCTGATTTTCAGGAGTAAACTTATCTACAGCAGGGTCAAGACCAGCAACAGTTGCATAAGCTTCTGGTTTAATCATCTGATACTTACCAACAGCAGCAGATTGTTTACGACCACCGTCAAACTTACCTCTACCTTCTGCTAAGAATTTTTTCTGTAACTCTACAACTTCATTAATAGTGTATCTACTCAGGTCTCCCCCATATTCAGATCCACCAAACCAGGTATTATAACCCGCATCCCCTGAGGTTCCTTCTGCAAAGGCCACAGTCTCTGCAAATGCTTTTTGTTGTGGACTGAGACCACCTCTTCCCATACCTCCACCACCACCAATAGATGGTTCTTCACCCATCAATGTTTCTTGTGGTTTTACTCCAGGATCGGAAGGTCTT